ATGAAAAAAGCCGTCGTCCTCCTCTCCGGTGGCATGGATTCCGCCGCCGTCGTCGCCATCGCCCGTGAGCAGGGCTTTGCCGTGCATGCGCTCAGCGTGCGCTATGGCCAGCGTCATACCTCGGAACTGGATGCCGCCGTGCGGGTCGCCGCCTCGCTGGGCGCGGTGGAACACAAGACCGTGCACGTGGACCTGCGCAGCATCGGCGGCTCGGCGCTCACCGACGACATCGACGTGCCCGAGGCCGGTGGGCCGGGTATTCCGGTCACTTATGTGCCTGCGCGCAACACCATCATGCTGTCGATCGCGCTGGGCTGGGCCGAGGTGCTGGGCGCCAATGACATCTTCTGCGGCGTCAATGCGGTGGACTATTCCGGTTACCCGGATTGCCGGCCCGAGTTCATCCACGCGTTCGAGGCGCTGGCCAACCTGGCCACCAAGGCGGGCGTGGAAGGGGCCGGGCTGCGCATCCATGCGCCGCTGCTGAAGCTGAGCAAGGCCGACATCGTGCGCGAGGGTGTGCGCCTGGGGGTGGACTTCGCCCAGACGGTCTCGTGCTACCAGGCCGACGACCAGGGCCGCGCCTGCGGCCATTGCGACGCCTGCCGCCTGCGCGCCGCCGGCTTCGCCGACGCCGGCGTGCCGGACCCCACGCACTACGCCTGATTTTTCAGGTACCCCCGTCCTGGGGTAGAATTCGCCTCCCGGCGCAACGCCGGACCGCAGCACCGGGCCGTTAGCTCAGTCGGTAGAGCAGAAGACTTTTAATCTTTTGGTCGAAGGTTCGAATCCTTCACGGCCCACCAATGAAATCAGGCGCTTAGCCTCACGGTAAGCGCCTTTTTTGTGGCCTCCGGAAAAATTCCCGGAAAAATTCGCGCCCGTGCAGTGTTCCACGGACGCATGCATCGATCACTCGCCACCAATTTCCGACGCCGGCAGCTTCGGCGGCTGTACGTGCGGCACCTGGTGCGCGTAGCGACGCACCGTCTTGTCGCTGGTGTGGCCACTGCTGTCCTGCACGTCGCCGAAGTTGCCCTCGGTGTCGGTCACGCCGCGGTGTTTCAGGCCGTGCAGTGCGAAACGATCCTCCTCCGCTATCACGCCCTCGCGCATTGCCATGTGGATGGCGCGTTGCCACGCGCTGTCCAGCGCCGATTTCGTCAGCGGCGTGCCGCTCTGCGAGACGATCAGGCGTCGCCGCTCGGCAAGCAGCTGCACCGGCCGGCCGTGCGCTGCCATGCGTTCCTTCCGGTACGCCGACAGCCAATCCCACGCCCAGCGCATGTCGTCATTCCACGCCGTCACGTTGTCGCGCGAGCCCTTGCGGCGATTGGTACGGATGCCGTCCGCGTGGTGGTGCGCGTCGGTCAGCGTGGTCACTTCGATGCCGCGCAGGCGCACGTTGTACGCCAGAACCATCACCGCCGGCAGATACGGCGACACGCTGCCCTCGGTGTGGGCCTTGCGCGTGGCGCGATCACGCACGAACGCCAGCATGGCCAGGTACACATCCGGCCGCGGCATGCGGAATTCCTTGGCCTCGCGGACCTCGCGCACGCCCTGCGCCGGGTTGTTCTCGCACAGGCCAAAGCGGATGCCCCAGTTGAACGTGCGCCGTAGGTAGCGCATCACGTGATTGGCCTTCGACGGCCGCGGGTCCAGCGCCGGCAGGTTGCCCTTGGCCTTGCGGCCGGTAGCGAGGACTTCTACCACGCGCTGAATCGCCGGCACGCGCAGCTTGGCCACCGGCACGTCGCCCAACAGTGACCCGTCGCTCAGCACGAAGCCCTTGGCCTCGGCTGCGCACTCCCGGTAACCCTTCTGGGTGCCGGCGCTCAGTTCCTTGAACTCGGTCGACTCCTCGAAGCGGTCGCACACGTAGCCCAGCGTGCCGCGGATCTCGCCCTTCTGGCGCAGCTCGATGATCGCGTGCAGCTCAGACAGGCGCGCCTTGGCGAACGCGACCGTGCGCTTGAGCGGCCGGCCACCTTCCGGGTGCGGCTCGTAGATAAACCAGCGGTTCTCCGACCAGTAGATGCCCTGCGGCAGCGCCGCCTGATCGATGTGCGCCGGGATATTCGGGTTGAACTTCCTGTTTCGTCCGCGCGTCATTGCACTAGATCCTCGATGCGGGTTTCGTCGTTGGTGGCGTGGTGCGTTGAATGCAATCCCACAGCGGCGTCCAGCGCCGCCTGAGTCGTCCAGATGCCGCCCTGGCCGTCGTACTTGTACCGGATATGCTCGCGCTCTGCCCACTTGGCCACGGTGGACGCACGCGGTGCCGGCCCGTTAGGCCGGCACATGCGCTGCAACGCGGAGAACGGGACCACGTTAGACGTCATAGCGGCGCGCCCTCCCACCAGGTGGTCCGGATCTTCCACTGCGTGCGCATTTCCTCCCGCAGCGACTTCGCCGCGGCCGCGCCGCGCAGCTTGGATATCCGCTCCATCAGCTCGGCTACCTTCGGCTCGGTGATGTAGCCATCGCGCAACCACTTCCGCGCCTCACAGGCGCGGCGGTGGTCTTCGGTGCTGGTGTCCGTCATCGAGCCTTGCCCCCAGCGGAGAACAGGCCGAACTGCAGCACGTTGTCGACGGCCGCGGCCGCCGGCGCCCGCAGCGTGCGCACGCGGTGAATGCGCTTCCATTCCTGCAGGGCGGTGTCGAAGTCGGGGCAACGCTTCGTCGCGCCACAGCGGCACTCGATGAAGTGGCCACCGCCGGCGGACGCCTGCCTGCAGTCGTAGATATGACGGGCCAGGTGGCCCGCCTGGCAGCGTGGCAGGGGCCGAACATGGTCAACCTGCCGCTGAGTCATGCGCGCAGCTCCCGTTCCACGTACAGGTTCACGGCGGCTTGATGCCCACGGCACCACACGCGCTTTTCCCACTCCGTGTACTCGGCGGGCGCCATGGCCATTAGCTTGGGATCGGGTGCCGGCCGCCCTTCGTCCACCGGCGGCACGTCCTGCGTGATCGCGCCTGGCATGGCGATCTGCAGGTCAGGGCGCTGCTGACGCAAATCGCTGAGCGCCGCGCAGTAGGCATGGCGCCCTTGGTGGTGCCACAGCTCCGGGGGCGTGGAGGCGAGAAAGCGGCGCACGATCTCGCGGCCGATGTACTCCGCGATCTTGCCGGCGTTCACCTCTTCCATCGGCGCCGGGTTGGCTTGTGCGACGTGCCACAGCTGCGCGACATAGTTGTCCGTCAGGTTACCGAGGTTGTCGGCGTCGATCTCGATGGTGATGGCGGTCTTCATGCCAGCACCCCGCGACGGATAGCCATCGGGCGACGTGTGCGGCGTGTCAGCGGGATCTGGCCAACGGCCAGTGCAGCGCGTGCCGGCTTGGCGGCGCGCGTGCGGATCAGGTGGTATAGCAGGGCGCCGCCGGCGGCGGGCGCGAGCGTGATGCTCATCATCAGGAAGACCTTAAGCACGGGCCACCTCCTGCGCCGCAGCCTCACGCGCGGCCACGCTGGCGGCCGTAGCCGGACGCGGCAGCAGGTTGGCCACCTCGAACGGGAAGCGCAGGCCGTCCAGAAACTCGGCCAGCTCGCGGCCCAGGCGCTTCTCGGCGCACTGGATGAAATCCGGGTTCTTTGTCACCCAGCCGCCACCTGGTCCGGCGCGACGTTCCCAGACCTTGGTCACCTCGACCCGGCCGCCCATCTGCAGCACACCGGTGAATACCACCCGGTTGCGCTCGATGCGCATGTGGACCTCGGCGTGGCATTCACGATCCAAGGCCCCCAAATCCACGCCATTAACCCCCGGCGTGGTACTTTCCGCGCCGGGTCCGGTGGTGGATCCCAGCGAAGGTGTGACGTTTGTTGTGGGGCAATTCCCGCTCATCTGTTGCATGGCTCTCATCTCCTGAGCTTCGTTCGGGGAAACCCTTGGGGTGGTGTTGGCGCACCGCCCGCCGGGCTCGCTTCTTTCCGGCTACCCGCCGGCGGGGTTGGGTTGGGTGGTCATGCCTTGAACACCCAGCACTTCACGATGGCCGGCTTGTCAGGCGAGCCGGCGCGGATATAGCTGTTAACGGCCGTGTTGGCGTCGATGAACTTGTGGCGGCGCGAGTTGCGCAGCAGCGAGCGCAGCACGTTGATTTCGGGAAGGCGCTGCGAGTACTGCGCCGCCTTGGCGTAGAACTCATTGAGGTTGATAGCGATGCGCTCATCGCTGCGCGAGTGGTTGACCACCGGCCCGGACTGCATGCCCTCCAGGTATTCGTAGACCTCCCAGAACTCCACCACCATCGGGTGGTCGGCGTTGATCGCGTTCTGACGGTCCAGCGCCATGGCTACCAGCGCCTCGCGCGTGGCTATCACCATCGCCTCGGGGATCTCCACGATCAGGCGCAGACAGTCGAACAGCGCGAGCATCTGGGCGTGGTTTTTGATGACGCGCTCAATGCGAATTTCCTTGCGCTCGCGCAGCGCGGCCTCATAGAACTTGGCGCGGTCGGCGAACTTCGCCAGCACCTGGCCCTCGGCGCGGATCGCCTTGATCAGGAAGTGGCTCAGGGCCTCCACGGGCAGCGCGTTGAGGTTGTCGGCGGCAATGCGGCTCTCGGTGGTGACCTCCGGCCGCTTGAAGTGCAGCTTGACGATGCGCGTCAGGATCGCCTCGCTGGCGTCTACGGCGGCGTTCTGGCTGATCACGATGGTGCCGCGAAAGGGCGGCTCGTAGGTGTCGTTGCCGCCGTTGCGCACGCCGCGCGTGGCCAGCGTGCCGCCGCCGAAGAAGTCTTTCAGCTCGTCCCACTCGAACGTCTTGGAATGGGCCTTGTCCGGCTCGTTGCGGTCGGCCTCCAGCAGCACCACCGGCATGCCAGAGATCTGGCCCATAGCGCGCGCCCGTCCTGCCTTTGATGACTTGGCCGGGTCGAAACCCTCGTAGTCGCTGCGGCCCAGCAGCTTCCACAGGAACGTCAGCAGCGTGGTCTTGCCGGCGCCGGCCTCGCCCGTGGCTTCGAGGAACGGATAGCTCTTGTGGGCGGCGCGGATCTGCTCGGCGAACAGCGAGCCAAACCAGAACGTCAGGGCCACCATGCCGTGCGTGCCGAAGCACGTCCACAGCCAAGGCAGCCAATCGGTGCGATAGCCGTCCGCGTCGCGCTGGATTTCCAGCCGGATGGACTTCTGGGTGGTCTTGAGGCGCAGCTTCTCGAACTCGAAGTAGTCCTCCTCGTTCGCCATGACCAGCTCGCCCTCGCGCACCGCCATGTCGCCCAGCAGGTACGCGCGGTGTTCCTTGCTGTAGCCCACGAAGTCGATGGTGTCGACCTTCTTGATGTTGTAGAGCTGGTCTTTCATGACGTGGATCAGCTCCGACGCGGTGCCGTCGAACACTGCGCCGGGCGCAAAGCTGGCCAGCCGGTCGCGGAAGGCGGGGCCGTTGAGCGTCTGCGAGGCGGTGAACGTGCCGCGCACGCTCGGGGCCTCGTGGGGAAAGTCAACGCGGAAGTAGTACCAGGACTCGTCGGTGACCTCGTTGCGCTGGAAATACAGCGCCTCCGGGTAGCAGTTGGCGATTTCCTTCACCGACGACGCCGCGGCCTGCAGCTTGGGCAGATGCTCGTCCAAGTCATCCTCGCCCTTCTCGTGGATCCATTCCTTCTTGACCTTCTCGAAGCGCGTGCTGTCGAAATCGAACCACCACATGCGCGCCCGGAACTCGAAGTGGAACTCGTGGCGGCCCTCATGGTTGAAGATCATCAGCGCCTTGTCCTTGGCGGACTTGGCCAGCAGCAGGTCGCCCTGATAGCGCGCCTCGGCCAGGTCATCGTCCCATTGCTTCTGCTGCTCGGCCTTCTCGCCGCGCGACAGGGCGCGCAGGTGCAGGTCGTTCCAGTCCACCTTGCGGTCGCGCTGGGGGATCAGCGCGGCCTTGGACTCGAAGCCCATGGCCCGCGCGCGCGCCACGTGCTTGCGCAGGTACTCGCGTGCGCTGGGCTCGTTGTCGGGCGCCCAGATCAATGTGGGCAGGTTGCCCTTACGCAGCTCGTACAGGTTGCGCAGCGAGGCTTCGGGGAACTGGTTGGACGACATGGCCGACACGGCGGCATTGCCGTGGTGCAGGTGGGCGATGGCGTCGAAGATCCCCTCGACGATCCACACCTCCTTGAGTTCGCCCAGCTGCTCGATGACCTCCGGCGCCGCCCACCATGCACCGGCGTAGCTTTGGCCCGGCGCAAAGCGGGCCTTCATCTTGCCGAAGCGGTGCGGCCGATCAATCAGCCGTTCCCACCATTCGCCGCGCTCCAGCGGGAAGCGCACGGTGGCGCTGCCCTGTTTCAGCTTGGGATTCCAGTAGTTGTCCTGCGTGAACAGTCCACGCACGCGCGCCAGGTCAAAGCCGCGCGATTGCTGCAGGTACGCCTCGGCCGCGGCGTGCGGATTGGTATCCGTCACCGGGTGGCGGTTGCTCCAGTCATCGAACAGGTCGTCGTACTGATCCTTGACGTGGATCTCGCGCCCACACTTGGCCTGGCGGCCGCAGCGGACCACCCACGGGTGGGTGTGATTGCAGTACAGCTCCTTCTTGCCGCACGACGGGCATTTGCCGCCGCGCATGTATTCCGTTCCGACTCGCAGCTTGAGCCCGTAGTCGCGCTCAAGCCGTGTGATTACCTGTTGGCGCAGATCTTCCTGCATGTGCGAGGTCAGCCTGCCGCCGTGTTGATGTTGAGGTGTTGCATGGCTCTCTCTCCTGAGTGGTACACGGGCCGGGCGGTGTTGGCGCACCGGTCGGCTCGCTGGGGCAGTGTTAGGGCTGTTCGGCAGTCGGCTTCGAGTGGCTCAGGATCTCCAGCATGTCGTCGCGGATGTACTCGGCGACCGCAGCTGTGGCGTCGTGGCTGATGCCGGCGGTGCTGGCCACCTCGTTATTGATCGAGGCCAGCAACATGGCGGCTTGCTGCGCACGCCACAGACGGTCGTAGTCGTCGCCGTTGATGACCTGGCCATCGTCGTAATGGCCGCGCGAGGCAGTGGGGTGCTTGGTGACGTCGCCCATCACACGCGCTCCTCTTCTTCAGCCGCCACTTCTTCCAGCCAAGCGATCAACCGCTCCGGCTCACCCTGCTGCAGCAGGAACAGATTGGTGTTGATGAACAGCTCGCCGCGTGCACCGGCGCCGCGCTTGATCGCTTCGGGCGATGTGGCCATGACCGTCAGGCACTGGTGGCTGCGGTCCTGCAGGGAAGCGAACAGCGGCGACTTCGCCGCGCGCGAGATGCGCAGGTGGATACCGGCGGTGACGGTTTGCAGTTCGATGGCGGCGGCCATTAGCGGACCTCCGTCGTCGGCCAGGCGCAGCCGGCGAAACCGTGCGAATGCAGGGCATCGCCGATCACCCGCAGGCGCTTGGGTGGCATCCACAAGCTGACCGGTCCCAGCTGCAGTGTTGCGGCGTCCTTTACGGACACCTCAGAGTGATGCAGGTCGATGGCCGCGACGGTGGAGCGTGCGCGTTCCTCGCCGCTGTGCCATGTCACGCGCAGTCGGCGCGTGTCGGTGACCGACAGCTCCAGCACAGCGCCAGGAATCTGCAGCTCGTACTCGGCAACGTAGGTGCAAGCCATCACGCACCGTCCTTGCGCGCCGCGCGGATCGTGTCGGTGATAGCGACGTACACCTGTTGCAGCGTCAGCGATGCGATGGGCTTGGCACTGGCCTGCAGGCGCACGCTCAGCGCTTGCCAGTCGGCGTGTTCCCAGTCGGTGGTGTCGGCGATGGCGCCGAAGTAGAAAGCGATCTGCCGCGCGGGGCTGCTGCCGGGCGTGGCTTGGGTGTTATCGCGCATGATGCGGGACTCCTCAGGTGAGATGGAGTCCGCTGCCCCAACGCCAATCGGGGTGGCGGACGGTACGGGTTGGCGTACCGGCCTGAGGACCGGCGGGGCCGAAGCCCCCCGCGTACCGCCCGCCATAGAAGTGGCTGGCTTTCGCCCAGTCGAGCGATGGGCGAAAAAATAGCGCCGGTCATCGGTCGATGGGCGCTGGTGCGCCTCAGGTGTCGGGACGCCAATCCCGGTCGCCGATTCTGCGGCGACGTAGGAATGGTTGCTCCGCTCGGGCGCACCTGTCAAGGGGATTTTGTGGGTAAACGTGTGAACGCCCACAACATGCTGTGCGGTCATGCACGCCCCCGATGACGGGGTGCCACAGGGCTGCGCAGCTGCAGGTAAGTGCCGCCCGCGGCGATGTGCGCTTCAACGTCTGCGCGCAGGCGCTCGGCCTCTCGCTGCCGCTGTGCGGGCGCCACGGATTCCTCCGGCAGCTGGGTGCCAGCGATCAGGCGCGGCTGCTGTGCCGTCGCCCAGCCATCGCGCTGGGGCTTCATGCGGCCGCGCGCCATCAGGCACCCCGCCGCGTCAGATCCGCCCATCGGATGGCGAGGCGCTCGAAGATCGAGCAGCGCCGGCGGCGGGCGTGTTCGCGGGTGAACTCCAACTCGTTGAGCCACCACATGGCGCCGCTGTCGAAGCGCACGTGGTAATTGCCGTCGCGCGCCGATCCGATGATGACGCCGGCGTCGCCCTTGGCGAAGAACGTGGCCGAGGTGCGCGTGGCCACCACGCGTGCGCCGTGTTCGTAATTGTCGCGGCCGATCATGCCATCAGCTCCCGCTCTACCGTCACGCCGTTGACCACCGCGATGCCGCCATCCGTTGACGTGGCGTATCCGCCGTCCGGGGAAATCGTCAGTAGGCCGCGACGCGCCAAGCCGGCCACAGGCCCGGCCAGGTGGACCGAACAGCCTTCGCCGTCGTGATGGTGCAAACCCACCCAGCCGACCTTGCGAGCGACGAGCCCATTGCAGCGAACGGCGGTGGTCAGGCACAGCTGTTGAGCCCGCGGGAGTTCCGCCAGGGTGATTCGGGTCTGCATAGGGGCCTCAGGTGGCAGGGAGGGACGACAGATCCCCGGACCCGTCGAGCAGGTCCATCTGTCGGTCTTGTTGCTCGGCGCGGTAGGCCTCCAGCGCCTGATTGCGCAGGAAGGCAGTCGTCGGCGGCAGCTCGCACGGCGGCGCCTCAGGCATGCCGGAGGGGCTGGCGATGTGCGTCAGCTCGGTGTGGCCGCTGAAAGCCGCGCCGCACACCGGGTTGTCGCAGACGAACGTGTCGTGCCGCAGGAAGGTGTGGCTCAGATAGCTGGTGCGCTTGATCAGGGGCGCGCTGCAAAAGGGGCAGCTGAACACGACCTTACGGCGAGACGAGAAGGCGCCCATGCGGTCACCGCTGCCGGGTTACTTTGTGTGACAGCGTGGTGATTTCGGGGTTAGGCTTCATGCCCAACGCCACCGCAGCGTCGTGAGCCTTGCCGAAATTGGCTTTGCTCCGTCCGTTGAGGACTTCTTTCACCGCGTCGAGGCTCAAGCCTTTGTCGCGGGCGAACTGGGAAGCGCTGACGCCATTGGTTCGCAGCCATTGGCGGGCTTCATCTGCGGTACGTAGGGGGATCGAGCGGGGCTTACGACGAAGGGTGCGGGTCGGCATGCGCGGGTCATCGCGTGAATTTGCGTGAAAGCTTGGTGAAGATAACTGCACCTGTCAAGCAGTTTATTGCACCTTTCGAGCGGCGACTTTTTGACACAAATGGAGATCGCGAATGGATTTCGGTGAACGGTTGAAGGCAGAACGGAAGCGGCTGGACATGACCCAGCAGGCAATGGCCGAGGCGTGCGGCGTCTCAAAGCGTCAGCAGCTGTACTACGAGGCCGATCAATGGCCGGGCGGCGCGTATCTCTCCGCTGCCGCGAAGATCGGGGTGGATGTAGGGTTTGTGCTTACGGGCGAACGCGCCGAAGCGGGATCACCGGAAGAGGCGCTGCTGGTCGCCGCTTATCGCAGCGCAACGCCGGAAGTGAAGCGTGTGGTGCTTGCCGCGCTGGGTGCGAATGCGGCTGCAGCATCGTCTGCCCGCCCGGGTATCGAAATCAAAGGTGGCACGCAGGGCAGCGTGATTCAGGGAAACCCTGACATGGGTAACTTAACTATCCATGTAGGCAGCAAGAGAAAGCGCTGAGTTGTGAGTTAAGGATGACGCGTGATGGCCGATGTTATCGGCCATCAATCAAAGGACTGCACATGCGTGACCCCGTAATTTGTGCTGAGAACGTCGGCCTGCTGACACACGGCGACGTGCACGCTCAGACCCTCGTCCTGAACGTTGGCGGCCAACCCCATTCGTTGTTCGAAATGAGCGGTGACCAGGTGCGCGATCTGCGCCAGGTGGTCATGACAGCCATCGCGTTCCGCACAAAGCTGGCCCTCATACCCCGTCTGATCATGTGCGCACTCGTGCTGTGGCTATGGTGGAACATCCCGACAGCGCTCGCTCGTGGGGAGGGATTTAGCCAGGGGGAGCTTTTATTCGCCGCCATCTTGATGGCTGGCTGCAGCGTTATCTCAGCTTGGATGGTCGTACACCTGAACATGGGCGCGTGGGCGCGCCGTCACCGCAACGCCATTGCCCAGTTGGAAACGGTGCTAGCGAAGATCGACGCCGAACTGGATATGCGCCGGCCGCTGACCGATTTCAGCAATGGGGCTTTGCTGCGGACGCTGTTTCCGCCGGTCCGTTTTCGTTCTACTCAACCACCAACAGGGGATCTCTGATGAATGCAACCGTCGCACCAACCCGCACCGCTCCCGTCAAGGCCACTTGGATCTGCCTTGTCATCGCATGGGTGCTGTTCCTGATTCCCCTGCCGGGCCTCGGCTTGTTCGTAGGCTGGCCGCTAAACCTGGTCGCCTTCATCCTTGCCATTGTCGTGATGGCGCGGGGTAAGACAGCCGGCGGGTTGATCCCGCTGCTGGCATCCATCATCGTATCGCCCATCGTCTACTTCATCGGACTGGCGATCTTCGGCGCAGCCGTCAGCGGCGACGCCTACAAGGATTACGTCGACAAGGCACAGGCCGCGCAGGAATCTGCCGCGGTGCCGGCGCAAGAGGGCGTGAAGGGTTTGGATCTGAAGCCCCTGCCGCTGGAAGTGTCCGCCGCGGACCTGTTCGCCGCTTACGAGGCCAACGAGGTCGCAGCAGACAACCAGTACAAGGGCAAACTGCTGGCGGTCACGGGAACGGTCGCCGGGATCAACAAGGATTTCACCGACGAGGTGTACGTCGAGATCGGCACCTCCAACCAGTTCATGTCCATCCAAGCCCGCGGCATTGATCCTGCTGTCGCTGCCGGCCTGCAGAAGGGCACGAAGGTCACCGTCGTGTGCGAGGGTGCTGGCCTGATGGTGGGCTCCCCGATCCTCAACGAGTGTGCCGTGCGCTGAGTCCTGCTGCTCGCGCGCATGCAGAAGGGCCGCCCTAGGGCGGCCCTTTTTCGTTACTGCTGCTCGGTCGGTGTGCCCGGGCTGTCGCCCCCGCCGCTGCCGCCGCTGGGCGGCTTCTTGCGGCCGCGCCGCTTGAACAACAGATAGGCGATGCCGGCGACAACAATAAGCACGATCAGGGTTTTCATGGCTCTTCCTCGCTTTCTTGGGTGGGCGCCGACGAGTCGCCGGCAGGTGTTTCCAGCTCCAGCGAGGTCGTGAACCCCGAGGAGCCGGTGATGCTGTGGCTGACGCGGGCGACGAGCCATTCGCCGTCGATGCCGGCTTTGAAGCCCGTCACGTCCACGCGCTGCTCGGGATAGAGATCCGGGCGGCCGCGTGCGAGCGTGATGGCGAACTTCGCGGCACCGCGCTGGATGCGCTGCCATTCCGCACTGGCCTGCTCCCGCGCTTCCTCCTCGTTGCTGTACGACTCGCGCAGGCGCTTGGCGTTGCCGCTCTTACCGACCAGCACCGACTTGCGGCGCGCGGCACCCTTGTCGTCCCAGTAAGTCCGCACGCCCGTGTAGACGTTGCGGTCGGCCGCGGAGAAGCGGTGCTGGTCGCCGTCGTTGCGTGTGATCGATGCGCGGGGCAGCGCCTTTCCGCTTGCCGTCGTGCCGGAACCGATGGGCGAGAACAGCAGGGCGCCGGCCTTCACCGTGGCCACGGCGTCGTAGCGCTTGGCCAAGCGCGTGAGCAGGTGCGCGTCGCTTTCCTCGGTCTGGTCCAGGTGCTTGATGGCGACGCTGGCCAGCGCCGGCGCGATGCGTGGCTGCAGGCCATGCTCACCGGCGATGTTGCGAAGGATCGCGCCCAGCGTCGTGTCGTGCCAGCTGCGCTCGCGGCGCGTGCGCATGGGCTGGGTGAGATCCGCGCTGCGCGCGCGCACGGTGATCACGTCCGGCGAGCCGCTGTGTTCGACCTCATCGACCTTGAACGTGCCCTTGTCGACCACGCCTTCGTCTTGAAAGCCGATGGCCGCTTGCAGCAGCACACCCTTGCGCGGCAGCGCCAGCTGTCCGTCGTGGTCGTGCACGCGCAGCTCCAGCTGATCGGCCTCGCCGCCACGGCATTCGGTCAGCGAAAGATCGAGCAGGCGAGGGCGCAGCCGGTCGGTAAGATCCACGCCGTCCAGCACGACGCGCCATGCAGGGATCGCGTAGGCCGTGGCCTTACTCACGCGCCACCGGCCTGCTGCGTCTCATCGGTGCGCAGCAGCGTGAGGTTGAAGTCGATCCTCCGCGGCGTGCCGTCTTGGAAGAACAGGGTGCGCGTCTCGCGCTTGGCGGTGATGACGAACGCGCCCAGGACCTGGCCGGTACCGCTGACCAGCGCCAACGGCCTGCCTTCGTTGGCCAGCTCCACCAGCGTGGCCAGCGACGCCTCGCTGCCGGTCAGCTCGGACGCCACGATTCCGCTCAGCTCGATGGTTTCCTCGCCCGGCCCGACGTACTGGTGAGCGGCTCGTGCACCCACGCGCTCGCTGGCCGCATGGCGCCAGCTCATCTGCTGCTCCAGCTGCTGGTAGGCCAGCCGCGGCAGGTCGAAAACGAAAGTTCCCAGTGCCATCAGCATGGCGGTCAGTCCTCGATATCGCCCAGGGTCGAACGCAGCCGCGCGGCCTTGTCCCGCTGCACCTTGTCCAGCACGTTGCGCACGGCTTGCTCGATCTCGGCGGCGGCCGTTCCGGCGCCCACGTTGATGGTGAAGTGGTACGTGTCGCCGGCGACTTGCACGGTGGGCGGGGCGGCGGTGATCGGGGCGCGGTGATCGATGGCCACAGAAGGGGCCGCAATCGCGCCCAGCGCGACGCCGGCGCCTGCCTGTCGCAGTCGATTGCCCATGCCGGCCATCGCGCTCAGCGGGCCGCTCTGTGCGCGCAAGAGGCCGTTGGTAAAACCCTGCATGGTGAACTGACCCAGCTGGGCGAACACGCGCGACGGGCTACGGATGCCCAGCAGAGACTTGAACCGGGTTATGACGCCCGTGCCCACGCCGCTGATCGCCTCGCCGGCCTTGCCCAGCATCGACTTGATGCCGGTGATCAGGCCCGTGACCATGGCCACGCCTGCCTGCACCATCTTCGCGGGCCAGCCGGCCAGCACTTGGTTGATGCCGGTCCACATGGACTGCAGGCCGGCGCGGATCTTCGCGCCGTCGCCGGAGAAGATGCCGGTCACCAGCGCCCAGGCGCCCTTGACGTAGTTCCAGATGCCGCCCATGACGCGCACGACGACGGTGTGCACGGTCATGAACGCGGAAGCCATCCAGCCGACCACCTTCACCAGCATGCGGATCTGCGTCAGCAGCACGGTGCCCAGCACCTGGCCGAACGTGCGGCCGTAGTTGGTCGCGTTCTGGAGCTGTGCGTTGGTGGCTTGGAAGGGCGTGAACAGCTGCTTGATCCAGCTCCACGCCTTGCCCATCGCGGAGCTGAGCATGTCCCACAGCGGCGCCAGCGGCGCCAACGCGGTGCGCAGCTCGGCCATCACGGGCGCCGCGGCATCAGTCAGGCCTTGCCACACGCCGACCATGAACGCTTTGATCGGCCCCCAGTACTTCCACACCAGCGCGGCAACGACCGCAACGGCGGCGCCGATGGCCAGCACGGGCGCGCTGATCCCTCCGAGCACCGGCAGCAGCATGCGCGCGCCGTTGAGGATCCACGGCAACACGCGCGTGGCGAACTGGCCGCCGCTGCTGAGCAGCGACACGAAGCCCTTGCCGCCGCTGAGGATGGCCACCGCGTTGTGGATCTGTGACAGCGCCATCGCCGTGAAGCCGCCGGCGACCATCAGGCCGCCCAGCACGGTGACCAGCGCTGCACTGGCCAGCGCGATCTTGCCCAGCGCACCAACCACCGCCGCATTCTGCTGCGCGAAGGTCTGGAATCGCTCGCCTAGGCGCGTCAGCCACTCGGTCAGGCGCTTGATATCCGGCGCCATCGCAGCGCCCACGGATGCTAGGCCGTTGGTGAACGTGCCGGCCGCCGCTTCCCACAGGTTGCGCATCGTGCCCAGCTGCGCGTTGACGCGCTCCTGCAGCCCGGCCTGCGCGCCCATGCGTTGCTGCACCTCGGCATAGCCGACCACGCCCTTGGAGATCATCAGCGACAGCACCTGCAGCGTCTCGGCGTCGTCGCCAAACTGCTTTTTCAGGTACGCCAGCCGGTCCTGCGTGCTGAGCCCGCGCAGCTTCTCCAGCTGGGCATACATCTGCTGCAGGCCGCCGAACTCGCCGCGGCCATCGGTGAAGTTGAGCTTGATCCCGGTTCCGCTGATCAGCGCGTTCGCCTTGGCCTGCTTGCCCGCGTCCATCGCGCCTTGGAACACCTTGCGGTAGGCGTTACCGGCGGCCTCGCCCTTCATGCCCGCCTGATCGGCCATCACCAGCAGCGGCGCGAACGCGTCGGCGGCCTTGATGCCTTGAATGCGCAGCACGTCCATCGCCGGCGTGAGCTTGCTGAATCCCTGCAGCATGTTGTTGGGATCCACGCCCAGGTAGAAGCCGCGCTGGATGCGATCACTGAGCGCCATCATGTCGCGCTCGCTGGTGCGCGTGGCGTCCTGCAGCTTGGCGGCGAACTCGGCCGCCTCGCTGTATCCCATCTTGAGCTGCACGCCCAGGTAGGCGGTAGCTTCGCCGAGGCCGCCGAGGATGACCTTGGCCGACATACCTTGCCGACGCAGCATCGTCATCATCTCGTAGAAGTCGGTCGTGGTACCGGGCAGGCGATTGCCCAGGCGCTGGGCCAGCGCATCGATGCGGACGAACTCGGCCGATACGCGGCCGCTGGCATCCATCATGGCCGCGCGCAGCTGCATGGCGGCGTCTTCCTGCGCGGAATAGGCCTGCAACGGCATCAGCCCCAGCGCCGCGGCACGCTGCCCGCCGTACATGGCGCCGGCACCGTGTAGTGCGGCGGACATGCCGGCCCGGTGCGCCTTGGCGGCCGCATCTGAGGCGCGCTGCAGGCGGCCCAGCTGCGCCTTCTGATCGCCCAGCTTCCGGTTCGCGCCGTCGATCTCGCCGGCCAGGCGCCGCTGGTGGATCGCCAAGCGGTTGGTATCGATGCCGGACGCGGCCAAAGCGTGGCGCTGCGCCTGCAGGGCGGCCTTTTGTCGGTCTTCCTGCTGCACCAGCTTGCCGACTTGCGCAGCCTGCGCTTTCAGCTCGCGCGTCAGTTTCGCGCTGGGCTGCTCGACCTGGTTGTATTGGGCGGAGAGTTCGGCCAGACGACGGCGTTGCATCTGAAGCGCCTGCGATGTGCCGGCGGCTTGCGCTTCCATGGTGCGGAACGCGTCCATGGAGCGCCGCTGGTCGTTGAGCTTGCGCAGGGCGCTCTGCTGGGCGCGGATCGCACCGGCCACGCCCTTGCTGCCGGCCATCATGCGACGGAACGGGCCGGTGGCCTTGTCGATGGCGGCCAGGACGACCGATAGCTTGAGTTCGGAGCCGGCCACGTCAGCCGGCTCCGCGAGGGGTCAGCGCGTGCGCTTTCCGTGCACGGCGTCGCCGATGCTGCGATAAACCGGCGCGAGCGCGGCGAAGGTGGTGGCCAGCACCAGCAGGGCGAGGAAGAGGGCGGCGATCAGGATCATGGGGGCACATTACCACTACTCCGCTCCGCTTCGTTCTCGGGCGCGCTCGCGCCACTCCATCAGTTCTTCCACGGTCCACTCATCCATCACGGTCGGCGGCCAGTGGAAAATGGCCGCCACGTCCGCCATGGCGTTCTCTACGCGGGCAGGGATTCCCGTTCCGCCTTCGTCATAAAAAAACCCTGCACCTTCAAGGCCAGTTCCATCAGGTCCGCCGGGTCCAAATTCCCCACGTCGTGCGCGGTGAGCGTGGGCGTGGTGATGCGAGGCAGCACGGTCTGCAGGGCGGCCACGTCCATCATCATCAGCTGTGCCAACTGCACGCCGCGGAGTTCGCCGGCGCGCGGTTTGCGCAACGTGACGCCTTCGATGGTCTGCTCTCCGCGGCGGATCGGCTCGTCCAGCGGCACGTAGTTCGGGCTGTTACCGGCGACGGTGGCGCTGGCGGTTGCGGTGTCGCCAGAGGCGGCAGCGGTGGGAGCGGTGGTGTCGTTTTTCGGGGACATTGCGTCTCTCTCTCAAGCGGGAAAAGGACAGCCCGGCGCGAAGCCGGGCCGCAGGGATTACAGACCGATGGCGCGGCGCTGCTCGGCCAGGCGATCCACGCCGCCGACGTTCTCGATCATGTTCACCAGATCGATCTCGATCTCGACCACGCCATTGATCGACAGCTTGTAGTAGCTGCACGCGGTCTTGACGGTGAACTCGGTGTCGTCGCCCGGCTTGGCGTCGCCCATGTCGATCTCCTCGTGGCGACCGCGAACCACCACCTCCACGGCATCCACGGCGCCGATATCGTCCCGCTGGTACGAGCCAGCGAAGCGCAGCTGCGCGCCGTCGTGACGGGTCAGGCCGTACTGGCGCAGGATCGGCCGCATGATGCCGCCGAACTTGGACTCCAGCTCCAGCGCGTTCTGGCCCATGTCGATCTTGACGGGGCCGTTCATGCCGCCGCCACGGTATTCCTCCATGGCGCGCGTCAGCACGGGCAATTTCACCGAGGCGACCTGGCCGAGGAAGCTTTCGCCATCGCCGAACAGGTTGAGGTTCTTGAGCTTGCGGGGCAGGGACATTGCTAGGATCTCCGGATAAGGGGCGAGGCGTGGCCGGCGATCAGCCAGTCACGCGGGTGGCGAAGTCGGCCAGATAGCGGTCGGTGATCCGCTGGTTCAGCGTCAGGTCTTCCAGCGGCGGCGTCGGCGTGTAGTCGTAGTCGATGGCCAGCTTGCCGGCGGCCAGCGTCGTGGATGAGTTGAGCGATTCGTCGTACCACGCGGTGGCGTCGATGATCAGGCCCAGCGACTTCATCTCGCGGAACTTGGCGTTGATCGTCTCGATGATGTCGCGCACGGTGGACGGGTGGATGGGCTTGTCCACGAACAAGGCCACGCCTTCGGCGATGGTGTCGGCGAGGATCTGCGCGGTCCGCGTTGCGCTCTCGAAAGCGAACAGCGGCTCGTCGCTGCAGGTGCGGCTACCCCAGAAGCGAAACCCGTTGAAGTTGACCAGCGTGGTCACGTCTGCCGCGTTGAGATAGCCGGCATCGGTGGTCGGATCCTGCAGATCCCAGTGCACGTCGCGGCTGATGCCTGTCACGCCGGCCACCGGCACGTTGGAGATCGTCTTGTTCCAGCCCATGGTGGCGTCGATCTTCGCGCGCAGACCCATGGCCCGCGCAACAGCGAACGCCGGCGCGGCAGCACTGGCGGCGGTGTCCCACGCCACGAAGTCGGGCCAGATGATCATCAGCTCGCGGTCGGGGAACGTTTCGCGATACTCGGCCGCGTCTTCCTTCGTTGCGCTGGTGCCAGCGCTCACGTAGGCCATCGCGCGCAGCTTCTTGGCCACGACCGCCAGCGCCACGGCTACCGCCTCAGTATCAAGGCCCGGCGCGCCGAGGATGCGCGGCTTGACGCCCAGCTGTGCCTGCGCGGCCAAGAGCGCCTGCATGCCGGTGTAATTGCCGCCGGTGGTGGCGCCAACGACGTTGGTGGTGGTGGCTGCATCGTCCGCGCCAGCTTCCACGCGCACGACAACCACGATGGGGTCGGCCTGGTCCGCGATCCCCTGCAGGGCTTTGCCCAGCGTGCCGGTGGCACCCGCCTTGCCGATGGCACCCTTCACGTCCGTGATCAGCGCCGGCTTGTTGAGCGGGAACAGCGTGGCGTCGGCAGCCGCGCCGGTGGCGATCAGACCGATGATGGCGGTGGAAACGGTGCGGATCGGGCGGATGCCGCTGTTGATTTCGACGACGCGAACGCCGTGGTGGTAGGTGTCAACCATGGAAGATCTCCGAACGGGTCAGGTGGCGCGGAAGGTAAGGGGAAGGGTCAGACGGGTGTAGTCGGTGGAGCCGCGAACGTCCGTGCGTCGTCCCTCCACGGTGACGGTGAATGCGCCCGGTGAATTGCCGGGTAGCACGTCCACCTTGCTCAGCTCGATGCGAGGCTCCCAACGCATCAAGGCGGTGGCGATGGCGCCGAAAAGCATCAAGCGGTGCACGCCGTTGAACGGGGCGTCGATAAGCTCCGGCAGTAGCGAGCCATAGTCGCGGCGCATCACGCGCGAACCGAGGGGCGTGGTGAGAATGTCCGCGATGGACTGGCTCAGGTGGTCGGTGCCTTCCAGCACGCGCCCATCGATGGCGCTCATGCCCCTCATTGCGGCGGACCCGAGACGCCGCCACCGGCCTGCACGGCAGTGTGCTTGTGTCCCTTGAGGCTCTTACCGCCGCCGATCACGTCGGTGTCGGCCGTCACCGTCTGACTGACGTTGGCGTCGCCGTTGACGGTTGTATTGCCGTTGATTGTGGTGTCGCCGTTGACCGTCAGTGGGCCGTTAACCGTCACGCCGCCATCGGCAGTCACCACGGCTTTGCCACCGCCGGGCAGCGTCGCGACCAGCTCGTGGGTGGCGTGGTCATAGCGAATCAGCGCGCCATCGGGGAAGCGGACCAAGTGTTCGCTCTCGCTGCTGCTTGGCGCCGGGAACTGATCCGAATACAGGCCACGCAATGCCAGGGCGCCAGACACGTCGCCCCCGGGGGAAAGTAGCAGCACCTGCTCGCCCACGTTGGGCGCTGACCACTCGATGACCGCGCCGGCCCGCGGCACGAACCACGGCACGAAGTCGGTCTGGATCGCGCCGGCCTGCACGCGACAGCGCCCGCGCTCCAGATCCACCACGGCAACGGTGCCGAGGCGAATCTGGTTGTTGGATTGGCGGGGGAGGTCGCCGGAATTCATGCCGCCCATGTTGCGGTCAACGCGCGCGCACGACGCTTCGCACGTTATGTCTTACCGGCCCCTACAAGGGCCAGAAACTTACGCCGGCCCTGCGACCGGATCAGACCTGCCCCAGTGCGCTCGCGCTGAAATTGCAGACAGTCGTTGTGGCAGACCCGGTAGAGATCCGGCGAATGCGGCAGGTGACGCCTACGCCGTTGGCAACAAAGTCGGTGGAGCTGCCCTCGACCTGCGCACTTACCCCGCAAACGCGAGTCGTGCTGCACGACGCGTAACCCGGTGCGCCGTTGCTTCCGCCGGTCCCGGAGACCACGAACTGCACCTCGAAATCAGCAACGGATGCCCCGGCAGGCAGCCAGACGCCCGATACGGGAGACCCCGAGAAATTGGGGCCACCACCGATGGTCCAGGTCCCGTTGTTGTTGATTGCCAACGTGACGCTGGAGCCGATTGTCCCCGACTGGCCTGACAGCGCCTGAGCCGAGGCGCTGTAACCTTGGCCGTTGAACGGCAGGCTGTAGACCGCCGTTCCCTTGGCGGCCCACATGTTGGACACGTCGACGCCCGCAGCGTTCTGATATCCCACATCAGGCCCCTTTACGCCGTAGGCCAGGGCGGCGTAGCGCATCGGAGTGCCGTCCAGCTTCAACAGGAAGGGCGCTTGGGGGCCGTCTCCGATTACGTCAGGGTCGAAGCGGTCGTCAAAGTCGACCCCTGCAGCATCAAGGTATCCAGTTGGCATCACGTGGCCCCGGACTTGAGGGCGTCAATCTCGGCGCGCAGATGCTTTACCAGGCTGTGGAGCTGATTAACACCGTTGACGAGCACGGGAACCAGCTGCATGTAGTCCATGTCTGGCACGCGCTCGTCGCCGAACTCAACGCCCTCAAGATCCACGGGCTCGGGCATCACGTTGGCGACGTTCTCGGCGATCAGGAACAGCCGCTTCTTTCCCCCGTCATCGAAGTATTCGGGCTTGTAGCAGCCGATAACGGGCGCCAGGCGACTCAGTTCATCAAGGCCGTAGGGTAGTGGCCCGTCGATATTCTTCGTGCGCGCAGAGGACGTATTGCGGAAGCCACCTACAGCTTGGATCTGACCGGAGGGCGTGATTGCGGCGAGGACAGTCAACCCCGCTGCGGTAGACGCACGCCGGTAGAAGAAGTGGCCACCGTCGCCGGCGCCATGATTGTTGATGTATTCGTTGCGACCGTTGCCAGGGCTGGCGACGTTCCAAACAAACTGGAATCCCTCGGTGGTCAGCGGCGAGATGGCGCCAACGTTGACAGTAGGTGCGCGCAGATAATCGAGGAGGTGGAGGTAGCCCGATGGGCCGAACCAAGCCACGTCGCTTGTGCCGCCCCACACGATGAACTTGTCTCCGCTCGCGTAGGTCGCCCAGTCGCGCAACGACGTCCGGTCGGTGATGTAGTACGCGTTTCCGTTTCCTGTCAGACGAATGTGGCCAACCGAATCCGCGGATAGGTTGGCCTTCGTCGTGGGGTTGAAGTTCCCCACATGCCACATCAGGTTGTCATTCCACGTGACGCCGGTGGCCTGCACCCGCAGGCGGCTGCCGCCATTCAGCGCGAACAGCTCGATGAAACCGTGAGGCTGTCGATTCGCAATGAAAGCATGCCCGTCAGTGGCATTTGAGTATCCCGCGCCAATATCCACCACCACGCTGCCAGTACCGGGGTCGTGGATTTTCGCCGTGCCCGTCATGGAAATGCCGCCGGTGAACTGGGGCGCGTTGATGGGGGCCTTCGACGCCAGCGCGTTCACCAGGCCGGTCACCTTGGCCTGCGCGAGATCGGGAATGCGATCTACGACGAACACCCCGGTGGTGACATCGGCCGCCGCATGCGTGTGAGCGGAAGGTGGATAGGATGCGGGCTTGTCGGTGACCTCGGCGAAGGTGGGCCAGCGGGTGGCCGTAGAGGGAACGCCCGAGAGGTCGCCCCAGTTGTGCCCGTGCGCCGAAGGAGGAAACGCTACCGGCTTGTTCTGGAGGTTGGCCCAGTCTCGGTAGTAGGCGCCGTGTTGGCCGTCCAGCAGGTCTGCATCCAAGCCGTTGCCCGCGCCCTCGTTGCGTACAGAGGCGTTCCCCAGCTCCAGTGCGCCACGGATCAGGGCGGCAGAGGCCAAGGCCAGCAGCGGCTTGACGAAAGCGGAGGGAGCGCCGGCGCCGAAGCGCGCGTTCAGGACTGACAGCAGGCCCGCCGGCGTGATCGCATCCACCACGCTGTTGCCCGCCAGCGCCACCTCGGGCGTAGCCAGGCGCAAGACGCCGAACACCGTGGTGGTGGCGATGGGATTGGTCCAGTTGCTGTCGCCGAAGGTCAGTGCCGTGACGTTGAGGTTCTGGAACTGGATATCCCCGGACAGCAGGAGCATGGCCTGTTCGGACTTCTCCAGAATCACTGCCGGCTGCGCATACCAGCCCATCAGCGCGCCGTCCTCGAAGTACAGAGCGAAGGATCGGAGCGTGTAGACCTGAGAGGTGTCGTCGCGAACAGTCACGTGGATGGTGTCGTCAGCCACCACCTGGCCGGCGAAGGTGGTCAGGCGCTTGATCTCGCCCTGCAGGACCCCGCCCACGACGCCCGCGGCGCTAGAACTGACGCCGATGTGCGAAATGCGCAGGCCCGACGTTCCGGTGTTCTCCGGGTCGATCAGACGCGCACGCCCCAGCGGGGTAAGGATGAAAACTAAGCCGCTCACGGAGACTCCTCGGGTTCGGGCACCTGCAGGTAGAGCCGTCGATACAGCGCAACGCGAGCAGCGCCGCCCACACCGATGCTGGCCATGGCCTGCAGGCCTTGGGTGAAAGTGAAATGCGAGCGAACGGGCTTGGTCCGTTCGACCTCTGCGATGACGTCGCTGACGAACTGCGCCGTGGCGGTCTCGCCGCCTTCGCCGGCGATGGTCAGGACCATCTCGAACGTATGCGGGAGGCCCGGCGGGTCCAGCTGCCACCACTCACGTAGCTGCACCGCGCCACCGAACGCGGCCACCACCTGACGCACGCTGTTGGCGGTGCCTTTGCGGCGCTGAATGTCGATGGCCGTGCGGACGCGGGCGCGCTTGATGTGTTCAGGCCAGCTACTACGCCACGCATCGATCGATAGGCCCCATGCGAGCCACGGCAGCATCTCAATTGGGCACGTGTCCGGGTTCCACACGTCGCGGTGGCGCATGGGGATCTGCGCCATGCGCGACATGGCCGCCTCAATGGCGCGCTCAGCCAGCGTCGAGTTGCGCGGCAGCAGGCTACTCATCAACGCCGCCGTGCGTCACGTCGATCAGCGTGCAGTGCGTGGCTTGCGTGCGATCCACCACCACGTCGGCCAAGGGGAGGGAGATCTCCACGCGCTGCACGCCTTCGGTGTGCAGGACGCTGTAGATACCCGACAGCGGAATGTCGCGACCAAGGCGGTGGGATGCGGTGATGTAGGCGTTCAGCCGTTTCATGGACTCGGCCAGCACCAAGGCAGAGTCAGGACCGGCATAGGTGTAGACCTGCGCGACGACCTGGTATTGCACGATTTCTGCGCCCTGCACGGTCACGTGATCGGTCAGCGGTCGCACGGCGTCATCGGCCAACGCGGCGTCCACGGCGGCGATCAGGTCCGGGGCGGCAGTGCCGTCGCCTTCCCGCGACAACACGGTGACGACGACCTCGCCGGGCGTGGGGCTGGTGGCGCTGGCATCCAGCACGTCTGGGTGCGAGTTGAGCGCGTGGAAGATGTACGCGCCCTCGGGGCCGGCGACGGAAAAGCCCTCCGGCGCCAGCTGGATGCGGCGGCGGAAGTCGGCGTCACTCTCGTAGGTGGGGGGGACGCCCAGGGCGGGGTTACCTTCGTCCAGCTCATAGCGCTGGACGCCCAGCAGCGCACCCAGATGATCGAGATCGGCGCCCTTGGCGTAGGCCAGCATGACGGCACGCACGCTGTCGTTGGCGCGCTGGCGCAGGTTCATTTCGCGGTACGCCGCCACCTGCAGGAGCTTGTATGCGGGCTCGGATTCGGTAAGCGCGTCGAACTGCGGATCCAGCTGGCGCAGCGTCGCCAGCATGTCGGCGAAGATCACTTCGAAGTCCAGCGACTCCACGACTTCCGGGGCAGGCAGGCGCGAGAGATCAACAGCGGTGAAAGTGGACATGCCGGCCGGTGTGCGTGGGGTTCCGGTCTAGCGTCGTGCGCGCGCGATACGCGGACAATTCAGATCGCGTGTTACTGCCGCCGCTACACGGGGCCGAAGTGATCGAGCAGCGCGTCGCGTATCAGGTCGCGATTTTCCGACGAGAAGCCGAGCAGACGGCGCTGCTCGTAGCGCACGCGCGCGCCTCCGGGTCGCACCTGATCCATGCGGCCTTCCTGATGGATGCGCGCGATGTGGGCGACGCGGCCGAGGAAGCCGACCGTCACTTCGTTGGGGTTGGCGCGGACCTTGAGGTATCGCGCCTGGCGTAGCTTCGCGAACATCACGCCGCGCTTGATGCGGCCGGCACGCGAGCGCAGCTGCTGCGGCTTGCGGGGAACGAACGGGGAGCCGTCCGGGTTGAGCTGCCGCGCGATGCGCTGGCTTTCGTGCTTGCGCAGAGCCTGGCCGATGCGCCGAGCCAGCTGGGAGCGTGCGGCCGGCGCCATGTCCGCCAGCAGCGGCTCCAGCCAGTTCTCCAGCTGCTGCAGCTCATCCACCCGGCGCGTCCCACTCGGCGACCACCTCGCCCCTGATCAGCAGATGCCAGTGCTGGGCGGGGAAGGGCGCCTCGATCACGGGCTCGGCGAAATGCTCCACGTGCACCTCGCCATTGTTGTGGCGATGCACGCCCACGCGCTCGGTCAGCGGCAGGGTGATCTCCACGTCCACCTTGTCGTTGGCCAGCACCTCGGCCTCGAAGCGGATCTGCTCGCGCAGGCTGGTGTTGGTCAGCAGCTCGGACTGCTCGACGCGGATCCAGTCCAGCAGCGGCACCATCAGCGAGTCTGGATGGCCGCCGAAATCGGTCACCACCAGCTTCAGGGTGTAGCGGTACTCAAACGATGCGCCCGGCGCCAGGGTGGACACCACGCTGCCGCCTTCGATGAACACCAGTAGCCGCTCGGTGTCCCGCTGCAGGTCGGCGATGGCCGCCAGCAGGTGGTTGCGCAGGGACTGCGGCTTGTTCACGGCGAGGCCTGCGCCGCCGGGCACGAGGTACGCACGTAGTCCTGCAGGCCGGTCAGCTGCTCGCCGAGGGCGTGGTACTGGGTGTAGTTGTCAGCGACGGTTTCGGCGATGGCAGAGAGCGTAACGCCGGGGGCGGGCGCATCAGGATCTCCGGCGGTGGGTTCCGGGGCGGTGTTTGCGGCGGCGGCGTCGTGGATGCGCACGAAGCCAGCAGGAATAACGCAAGCGGCATCAGCTTCCGGGGTGACATAAACGGGGATCTCCTTTGTGATGGTCTTGCCCTGCAGGTAGACGGTCTGCACGCGGTCGACGTACTGCGTCACCACGCGCACGTTCTCGCGCGCTAGGCGCGTCTCCTCGCGTGCGGTGTCCCTTTCCCCCACCGCGACTTGTACGCGGCTCTCAGCATCGCGCGTTGCGTTCTGGGCGGCATTGATGCGGCTCTGCTGCCAGACGCCGCCGGCGACCAGGGCGCCGATGACCAGCAGGATCAGCAGGGTGACGATGGCGCGAGGCGAGGGCATCGGTCAGGCTCCCAGCAGGGACAGGGCGCGGTTGGTGCGGGCGATGCGGTCGGCCAGGCCTTCGGGCGTGCGCTTCGACGCGGCGTTGCCCAGATTGATCTTCTTGGACAGGCCCACGGTGTTGTTGGCGTCCGCCAGCGCGTTGAGGCTGTTGATCTTCCAATAGGCCGCTGCGGCACGGGCGCCGGTGACGATCTCCAGCAGCAGGTCCGGCTGCTGCTCCAGTGGGATGCCCAGCGCCTTGCCGATGGCCACGTAGTTGTCGCGCAGGGTGATCTGGATGGGGCCACGGCCTCGGTAGCGGTAGCCGTCGCCGCTGGACACGCCTCGATTGCCGCCGCGGTTGGCGTAGACGAGGTTGGCCAGCGCCTGCGGGTTGCGCGCGTACTTGGGCGCCTCCGTGGCCGAGATCCGATTGCCAAACACCTCCAGCAGCCGCGGCTGGGAATAGCTCAGCCCTTCCTCGACCTTGGACAGGCTCAGGCTTTCGTGACCGAGCTGGGCGTAGAAGTGCGCGGCGCGGCGCTTGGAGTTGATGCCGAACTCGTGCATGGCATCGGACAGCGCAGCGTTCCAACGCTCGGCGCGCACGGGTGGGCATTGCATGATCTGGGCGAGGAGCGGGGCAGTGACCATCAGTCGACCTTGAGGATGCGTGCCACGTTGCCGCGCGCACGGAAAGACAGGAACGCCAGCACCAGCAGGATCCCGAGCTGCAGCACGTCGGGGTGGGCGCGGGCGCCTTGCACGAGGATCTGCAGGGCCTGGCCGCCGGTGCACACGATCAGGATCCACGCGCACAGGCCGACGCCCCAGCGGAAGCGTGTGCCGGGCATGCGGCGATACGTGAGCAGGCGACCGCACACGGCCGTGCTGGCGGCGAGGGTCAGCAGGGACAGGAGCTCAGACACTGGGTGGGCCTCCGCGGCGCAACCAGCTGAAATCGAGCTTCTTGCCTTTCTCGATCACGGCCAGCGTCACCGATACGATGACGGCCGACGCGAAGAACGCCGCCAGCCCGGACGATTTAAAGGGAATCCACGCCAGCAGATCCGGTGTCGCCATGTAGCCGGCAATCGCACTGATCAGGAAGTAGATCACGCGCTGCCAGAGTGGCATTGACGGCGTGGAGACGACGAACAGCGTGCCGCCAGCGAACGCGCCGACGAGCGCGTCGCCATCAATACCAGGCACGAGTGCGGCCAGACCGACGCCAGCGGCGATCAGGCCAAGGGTGGAGGTGGTGGTAGGTTCGGCCACAGATCAGTCCCAGAGCTGTACCAGCGCACGCGTGGCGGGCGTCTGGGCGGTGGAGAGGTCGGGAAGCACAACGGCCGTCCCGTGAGGCAGGACGGTGCCGAGGGCGGCAAGGCCGGTGTTAAGTTCGAGCGCCTTCTCGACCACGCCCGCCGTCGCGCCGAGGTGGCGGTAGCAGAGCAGGTCGAGCGTGTCACCTTGCATGGCGCGCACAATCATCAGATCAGCTCCACAGTGACGCGGGGCTCGCCTTTGAGGTCGCGGATCGCCCAGCGCTGATCGCGGCGCAGCTCATCGATCGATGGCGTCAGATCGTCGGCGCGCTGGTTGGCGCTATCGCTGGCGTCGTAGGACCGATAACGCTCGGTCAGCTCGGCCGCGGTGCAGCAGGCGATGGCGCGCTGGTACAGCAGCACCAGACGCGACTTCCCATCGATCTGATCGGCGGGCACGTCGGCGAGTGTGGCAACGCCGGCGGCTTCGTGCCTGACGCGCCACGCTGCCAGGTCATCGTTGACCATCATCACGGCCGCTACCGCGCAGGCGCGCAGACGCTCTGCCGTGATGGCGCCATCTAGCCGCATGCTCGCGCGGATCTCGTCGGGCTTGACCACGGGCCAGAACTCGCCATTGGTGATATCGGCGGAAGGCTGCGGGGTGCCATTGATGACGAATCCGGACATGGGGCCTCGAATAAATCGCCGGTGGTCGGGGCTTCACCGCAACGGGAGAGAGGACGTTGCGGATCAGCCCCGAGCCGGCGGGGTCGCGGGGTACGCTCGGTTAACCGCTTGCCTTGTCCGCGTCGCCGGCGGTGGACTCGGTGGTGCCCTTGCTGGCGTCACCTTCATCCTTCGGCGGATCGGACTTGTCGGCTGCGGAGGACTCCGCGGCGGTCTGCTTCTTCAGGAGGCGCTCGGCGCGCTCCAGATCCTTCTTGCCACCACACGCGCCGTGCAGCTCGATGGCGCGTTTGAGATCGGCCACGCATAGGGTCAGATCCTCGACCGTGGGCGGGTTCTCATCGGTGGCGCTGCGCAGCACGTTGCGGCCAGCGGCCAAGTGCAGCTTCGCGCGCACTTCGTCGGGCATATCCTGCGCGGCGGTGAGGGCGATGGCGCGAGCGATCACACTGCCATCGAACTCCGCGCCCGCGGCCTGCGCGCTCAACGCAGCCTCGGCGATCTCCTCGGCGATCAGGCAGCCGGTCGTGCGGCGGAAGCGGTCGGGCATGCCCAGGCCGTGGCGCAACACGTAGTCGGCGACCCACAGCGCGGCATCGAACTGGTGCGCGTCGATAGCCCAGACCATGACCGTGGTGATCACTTCGTCATCGCCGCCAGCGTCGGCCTGCACCACGCCTTCGACGTAGGGCGCGAATTCATGCAGCGCGCCGGCCTTGTACGTGGCCTTGCCCTCCTCGGACTGGATCTGCTTGAGCCGCAGGCGATGTTCCTGCAGCAGGAGCATGTGCTGCTCGAACACGGTGCCGTCGACACGCAGCGAGCCGGCGGCCTTCTGTGAGGCCTCCTGAGCCGCGAGAACGCGGCTCCGGTGGGCCTTTGCGGGGCTGTTGGCCATGTCGATCAGGCCTCGAACTCGATGTTCTCGACCACGCAGCCCAGACCGTAGTCCTCGACCACGTACGAGTCGTTGGACGACTCGTAGTTGGCCACGCGGTTCTTCTCGGGCTCTTCCTTCATGAAGCGGCGACGGCCGCCGATCTGCCAGTACAGCGACAGGTTCTTCAACGTGGTGATCATCAGCGCGTCGTCCGGGCAGTACGGCACCTCGGCCGCCTGCAGGCCGCCGATGCGGCGCTGCGACAGGATGACGTCCGTGGCGAGCTTCTCCGTGGGCTCCTGGTTGTTGTTCACCAGCGGGAAGTACTTGTCGTGCAGCAGGTTGCGGCCGACGACCACGACCAGGCCGGGGTCACGACGGTGCCACGGGTCGATCAGGTTGCTCACCGCGTCGTACACCAGCGCGTCGAGGTTCTTGTAGTCGCCCGCGGCGCTCGGGCCGATCACGACCTTGCCCACGGCCTTGCCTTCGTCCATCACGCGGGCCGGCGCGTCGGTGCGGTACTTCTGCAGCCAGCCGATGTTGACGTCCTGCAGCAGCGGGTTTGTCGCGCGGTTGGTGGTGGCCGCGGCCGAGGTGCCGTGGAAGCCGATCATCAGGCGGTCCAGTGCCTGGCGACGCAGGATCGCGTCACGCAGCAGCGTCTGGAAGTCCGGGCGGTGAGCCCACGCGTCCAGCTGCGCGTAGCGGATGGCCGTGTCGAAGTCGGTCTGCTTGCACTCGTAGTCGTTGGCCTCGGTCTGGCCCACGTCACGCGGCGTGCGCACGCCGGCGCCGCTGGTGTCAGTGCGGCCGGCGATGGTGCTGGACACGCCGATGCCGACCTTTTCGCCCTTCAGCTCTTCCACGCCGACGACGTTGATCTGGGACAGGAACTCGCTGGATTCCTGCGTGCGCTGTTCCAGCGTCTGCTGCACGGCGGGGTCGACGTTGAACGAGAGCGTGGCGTCGCCGACCTGGTTGAGGGAGGCGACCTGCGCCAGATAGGCGGCGTACAGCAGTCGGGTGTTGTTGCGCATGGCTTTCTGATCTCCGGGAAAACTGAAGTGGCGGGGTCGGGGAGTGAGGGGAAAGGATCAGCAGTCGGTGACGGCGCCGGCGTTCTGCTTGCCGGTGACTGCAGGGCGCGTGGGCTGCGCGCCGGCCGGGGTTGTGGACAGCTGCGTCTGCAACGCGGTGTGGTCGGCCTGCAGCTTCTGCAGCTTCGTTCCCTGCTCGGCGAAATCGCGCTGGATCTGCGCCAGCGTCTGGCCCTGGGTCTGCAGGTGGTCGGCGATGCCGGTCAGCACCTCGGACACGCCGGAGAAATCCGTGCTGGCGGCCGGCTTCGGTTCGTTCTTCGGCTCGGGCTTGCTGCCACCGGCCAAGCGCTCGGCCAGCCCGGCGATCAGGTTGTAGAGCTTGTCGCCAGCGGTCGGCTCGGTGGTGATCTCTTCCAGCCCGACTTCGTTCTCTTCGGCAGCGGTGAACAGGTTCTCCGGATCCTGCTTGCGCGCCTTGAACGGGTTGGCCGCGGCATTCTGCGCGGCGAACGACAGCATGTCGGTGCCTAGGCTCGCCGGCGAGTCGGTGACGGACAGCCCGACCAGGTAGGGCTTGCCGGATGCGGCGAATTTCGGGCTGATCTCGATGCTGGTGAAGACCTTCTGCTTGAGGTTGTTCACCATGTTGACCAGTTCGTCGGTCGGCTCGATCTGAGCGAACAGCGCCAGCCGCTTCTGGCCGTCGATCTCGACCTCTTCGGCCTTCACGGCGGTCACGTCGCCATAGGCGCGGAACGGGGACTCCGGCAGCATGCTGCGGATGTGTTCGACCCAGATGCGCGCACCGTAGGTCTGCGGGTTGTAGGTGGCCGCCATGTCCGAGATCCAGCCGCGCTCGATCACGCGGCCGTCGGTGGTGGCACCTTCCACGGCGACGCGGAAGAACTTGGAGCGGAACTTCTTCTTGGCTTGACCCGACATGCGGCTGTCCTCTGATCGACTGGTGGCGGCATCGTGGTTTTCACGATGCGATGAGCCATGGTCGGCAGCGCGCAAAGGCCCGGCAATGAAGCCAGAATGTAAAAGCCCGCTGTACGCGGGCCTTTTCTGTCAGCGGCGAGGGCTGGCGGTCACGCTATCGAGGTGAATAGCGCTGTCGCACAAACCCCGATGGATACCCGCCGACAGGCTAAGTTCCTGTATTGGATGGGCTGGCGTGTCTGCGACATCGCAGAGGCCACTGGGGAGAACGAGAAAACCATACACAGTTGGAAGTCCCGTGACGAGTGGGACCGTGCCGACAACGTTGAACGCATCGGCGGCGCGCTGGAGGCGCGACTGGTCATGCTGATCCTCAAGGAACAGAAGACCGGCGGCGACTTCAAGGAAATCGACCTGCTGCACCGCCAGCTGGAGCGACAGGCGAGGATCCAGCGTTACCAGGGCGGCGGCACCGAGACCGACCTGAACCCGGTGCTGGCCAACCGCAACGCGACGCCGAAAAAGAAGCCGCGCAGGAACGACTTCACCGAGGACGATATAGAGCGGCTGGAGCAGGCCTTCCTCGACGGCTGCTTTGACTACCAGCGCGACTGGTACAAGGCCAGCAACCTGCGCACGCGTGCCATCCTGAAGTCGCGTCAGATCGGTGCCACGTACTACTTCGCCCGCGAGGCGCTGATCGATGCGCTCAAAACCGGGCGCAACCAGATATTCCTTAGTGCCAGCAAAGCGCAGGCCTTCCTGTTCCGCGGCTACATGCAGTCGTTCGTGCGCGAAGTGCTGGACAAAGATCTGAGCGGCGCGGACAGCATCGTCATCCCCAACGGCGCCGAGCTGTTCTTCCTTGGCACCAATGCCCGCACCGCGCAGGGCTATCACGGCAACTTCTACTTTGACGAGTTCTTCTGGACCTACGGCTTTGACGAACTGAACAAGGTCGCAAGCGGCATGGCGATGCACAAGCAGTGGCGAAAAACCTATTTTTCCACGCCGTCGAGCATGGCGCACCAGGCGTACTCGTTCTGGACCGGCGAGCGCCGCAACCGCGGCAAGCCGGCCGACCAGCGCGTGTCGATCGACGTCAGCCACGACGCGCTGCAGCGCGGCCGCGCCTGCGAGGACCGCGTGTGGCGGCAGATCGTCACGATCATGGACGCGCAGCGCCGCGGCTGCGACCTGTTCGACATTGAAGAGCTGCGCGAGGAATACAGCCCAGACGCGTTCGCCAACCTGCTGATGTGCGAGTTCGTCGACGACAGCGCCAGCGTATTCCCGCTCTCGCTGCTGCAGGGTTGCGGCGTGGACAGCTGGGTAGCGTGGGCCGGCGAGTTCAAGCCGTTCGCGCAGCGGCCGTATGGCGACTGGCCGGTGTGGGTGGGTTATGACCCGGCCGAAACGGGCGACAGCGCGGGCCTGGTGGTGATCGCCCCGCCACGAACACCGGGTGGCACCTTCCGCGTGCTGGAGCGGCATAAGTTCAAGGGAGGCGACTTCGCCGCGCAGGCTGAGTTCATCCGCAAGATCACGCTGCGGTACTGGGTGACCTATATCGGCATCGACACCACGGGCATGGGCACCGGCGTGGCCCAGATCGTGAAAACGTACTTCCCGAACCTCGTCACCTTCAGCTACTCGCCCGAGGTCAAGACGCGGCTGGTGCTGAAAGCCTATGACGTGATTATGGCCGGCCGACTGGAATACGACGCGGGCTGGACCGACCTCACGCAGTCGCTGATGGCGATCAAGAAGACCATGACGGCCGGCGGGCGGCAGATGACTTACAAGGCCAACCGCACCGAAGAGACCGGCCACGCCGACCTCGCGTGGGCGCTGCTGCACGCACTGCACAACGAGCCGCTGGAAGGGCCGCATGCCCAGACCCGCGGCAGCACTCTGGAGATCTACGTATGAGCGAAACCATCAGCCCGCCGGGCCGCATCGAGGCCTTCACCTTCGGCGAGCCGACGCCCGTGCTGGATACGCGCGGCATCCTCGATTACTTGGAGTGCTACCAGAACGGCAGCTGGTATGAGCCGCCGGTGTCGCTCGAGGGCCTGTCCAAGACCACGCGCGCCAACGTCTACCTGCAGTCCGGGCTGCGGTTCAAGGTCAATATGCTGACGCGCACGTTCCGGCCGCACCGCCTGCTGTCGGCCGAGGCATTCGAGCAGTTCGCCACCGATTGGGTCACCTTCGGCATGGGCTATCTGGAACGCCGCAATTCCATGCTGGGCAGTGCACTGCAGTTACGCCCGACGCTGGCCAAGTACATGCGCCGCGGCGTGCAGGAGGGCGTGTTCTTTCAGGTGCGTGGCTGGAAGGACGCGCACGAATTCGACCACGGCACGGTGTGCCAGATCCGCGAGGCCGACGTAGACCAGGAGATCTACGGTTTGCCCGAGTGGCTGGCGGCCCTGCAGTCGGCGCTGCTCAATGAGTCCGCCACGCTGTTCCGCCGCAAGTACTACAACAACGGCTCGCACGCCGGCTTCATCCTGTACCTGAACGATCCGGCCGTGAATGACGACGACGTGGCCGCGTTGCGGACCGCGTTGAAAGGAGCGCGTGGACCGGGCAATTTCCGCAACCTGTTCCTGCACTCGCCCAGTGGAAAGAAGGACGGCATACAGCTGATCCCGGTCAGCGAGGTGGCGGCACGCGACGAGTTCACCGGCATCAAGGGCGTCACGCGCGACGATGTGCTGGCCTCGTTGCGGATCCCGCCGCAGCTGCTGGGCATCGTGCCGCAGAACGCAGGCGGCTTCGGCTCGATCCGAGAGGCGGCGAGCGTGTGGGCGGCGAACGAGCTGTCACCGATCCAGCGCCGCCTGGCACGCGTGAACGAGTGGGTGGGTTACGACGTGATCACCTTCGATGAGTTCGACCCGGCACAGGTGGCGCCGTGATCGCGGGCGGTATGTGCAACCTGCGTTGCGGTGAGTGCGCGCGACTGCTGGCGCGCGCCAAGGGTTACGACGAGATCCAGATCAAGTGTCCGCGCTGCGGCACGCTCAATCACTTGAAGGCCCAGAGCCTCCCGACAGATCGCCGCGAGCGATTGAACGAAGGCTCTACCGATGAAAAACCAGTTGTTGAAGGGCGACGCCCTGTCTGTACTGCCGACCCTTGAGGCCGGCTCTTTCGATGCACTGATCACCGATCCGCCTTACTCCAGCGGCGGCCTCACTGCCGGCGCCAGGCAGAAGCCGCCGTCGAAGAAATACCCGCAAGGCGGCACGCCCGTGCTGCACGCAGACTTCGCTGGCGACGAGCGCGATCAGCGGTCGCACCTGCGGTGGATGACCCTGTGGCTTGCCGAGTGTTCGCGGCTGCTGAAGGATGGCGCACCGGTGTGCTTGTTCACCGACTGGCGTCAGCTGCCGTTGACCACGGATGCGCTGCAGTGCGCGGGCTTCACGTGGCGCGGCATCACCGTATGGGACAAGACCGAAGGCGTGCGGCCGCAGCTCGGTCGATTCCGCAACCAGGCCGAGTACGTGGTGTGGGGCAGCAAGGGCAACATGCCGCTGCAGCGGCGTGCGCCGGTGCTGCCCGGCGTGATCCGTGAGCCGGTCCGCAAGGCTGACAAGCTGCACATGACGGGCAAACCAACGCCGTTGATGCGGCAGCTGGTGCGGATCTGTGAGGAGGGTGGGCGGATCCTCGATCCCTTCGCCGGGTCCGGCACCACGCTGGTGGCGGCGCAGCAGGAGGGTTATCGCTGGGTGGGCGTCGAGATGACGGACCACTACTCCCAAGTCGCACGCGACCGGCTCAATTCGCTGTGACGTGAAACGGCCGCGCCACCAGGCGCGGTCGTCCTCTGCGTCTGCTGATTGGGAGTCATGATCGAGGTGCAGGCAGTACTACGCGCCCCCGGCGCGGCGCGCGCGCCGGGGCAGCGGCGGGATAGCTAGCGTGCCCGACTTGCGCTGAATCTCTTCTCGTAACGCTGCTGCATCTCGCAGCATCTCCGCATCAGCGTCGTCATACACCATCTGCGAAATCTTTCCCGCGTTGAGCTGAGCGCGGAACTCCCCGCGATCGATCTCGATCTGATCAAGATTGCGTTGCAGGAAACGGATAGCAGTGATCGTGGAGACACGAAAATCCTTCACCGCTCCGTCATTCAGTTGCAGCATCTCTATCATGTGCGTGCCGTGGGCGGAGCTCGCCGTGACTTCACCGGTCGCGGCGTCAAAACGCAAATGATCAGTCATGGTGTCATCGCAAGGATTGACGAAGCGCGGCTCGTCGCCCCTGTGCCAGTAGTCGTTCTTTCGAGAATTGCACTGCGGGCAGCAGTAGAAGAGGTTGCTGTACTCGCAGATTAGGGCAGCAAACTCTGGCAGCCCTTTCGGCCGGAAGTGATCCACGCTGTAGACCAAGCCCGGCGCGACCGAGTCGGGTTGCCGGCAATAGACGCAAACGCGTGCGAACTCGCACTGCAAAAATCGCTTATAGCTCTGGTATCGCTTAAATACGCGAGGCGTCTCCGTCCTCTCGTGGAGGCGGTTCGGGTAGTGATAAACGCTCACCACTACCTCGCCAGGAGGGCCATCCGTGCTGCGCGACGTGCGGCCACCTGTTCGCCAAGAGTAGTCGCGTCTTCTATGGACCGGATGTGCGCTTCGGTCACGCGCGGACTCTGCTGGTTCATGCGCTCGTTGAGAATCCTTAGGCGCTCGCGCAGCTCGAGCGACGGATTAGCAGATGCGTTGCGTGCACGAATCAATGCCACGCGTCGCATTGCCAGCTGAGTGATTGCATTCGCTGGCTGCTCGGGAGCTGCGACTTGTGTGGCATACGTGCCAACGCCTTCCCTCACAGCTTGGTAGGACGCGCGGCCGCTAGAAACGCCCTGATCGAGGAAGCCCACCACAGTGCCTGGTGCTTTCTTTTCGACCAAGTACGGCGTCACGCTGCCACCCAGCGGTGCCGTGTCGGTCGGCGCGCGCCGCTCAATGAAGGGAGTCGCTTCTATAACTGTGTTCGGGTAGTAGTCCATCACTTGTCCCCAGAAAGGTAGTCACGCGCGGCATCTGCTATACACCAGTCAAACAGATCGAAAGACTGCTCGTGTAGAGCATCAAGCGTGGCCAGGGTGTCTTCCACGGGCACGGACACGACATATGCGTCGATATCCAATATGTACTTTATGGAAGAGATTTGCCCGTCTTCGGTCAGATCTCCAAGCTTGAGCTGGTGCCGAAGCGTCGTGCCGTGATCGTCATCGCCCAGCTGCATCAGGCCAGCGTAATTGACGATCTTGCGAAAGCTGTCTTCCAGAATTGGCGCCACGAGGGCGGGATTGATCCAGCCATGCACCGGATCTTCATGGCAGTGAACCGTATTGACATAACGAAGTCCCACACGTGTCCATGCGTCCGTATCGACGATGGGCAGGGCGGCTTCCATCAATTGGCTGATTCGCCGCCGGAAATCGGCATATCCAGAATACTCATTGCCTTCGAGACCCACAGAGCTGTGTTTTAGCGACACAGCCCAGGTGTTCTTGGCCGCGCGGAATATATGTGCGTGCGTCACGTCCGAGGTGCGCTCACCCAGATTGACTTTCACCTCTTGGCCAGCATCCAGCGTCGGATAGTTCTTCCGCAGCGCCTTCGCGAACTCGGCCGGTGGAAACGCGGCGCCCAGCTCCAGCATTGTTGGGAACTTGAGCTCACAGATTGCCTGCGTGACGTAGCTTTTTTTGTACCTATCGATGTTCGGCGATCTGTTGACCACGAAGCTCTGGTTTTCGGTGCCGTCGGTCATGACAGGGGCGCGATCTGGGAACCGTCCAATTCTGACATCAATAGCGGGCGCACACCCGCACCCCTGACGAAAGTCACAGTTCCAATTTCTAGTGTCATCAGTGGCCCTCCCCGGCGCCGTACGGTATGCCCCAGTGAACGCGAGCCGTCAACAGGCCAGGCCAAGGGCAACGACTGCCATGGACGGGCGTGCGAACCACCTAGGGAGTGGCATTGTACAAATCCTTAACGATCCGTTCAGACTAAGGCCGGCCACCCGTCGGCGCGCGCAGTCGTCTCCCCGCCACGCCTGCCGGCTATGTGGCCGGGTTTTTCTGCGCCCCCGCGCGCCCGCACGGAGGCCGCCGCAGCGTGCGCAGGAGGCCCACAGGCGCCACCGCTGAACCCTGCGGAACCCCGCGAGGGAAAGGCGTTCTGGCGCGCGTTCTGAGGCCTGCTCCTGGCCTATCCGTCAACCCCGAATTTTTAGGGTGCCCATCGGAAAGAGGTAATTGGTAACCCGCCACCCTTGACGCGACGTAAGCCGTTGACGTGTAAAGGAAATGACAGGTTACCCGGCTAAGTAATCCGAGGTAACCCCCAAGGTAATCAGAGGTTATGTCATTGATTCGTAAGGGCCGAATTTCCGAAAGAGGTTACCTCCTGAAAAGGTAATCTGGTAACCCTGAAATTACCCTTTTATTACCTTTGAGATATGGTCATAAGTCGTTGATATATAGAATAAAAGAGCTTTGAAAATTCCTTGATTACTTTTGTTACCCCTTTCCGATGGGCGTCCTAAAAATTCGGTATAAGGGCGTGAGGGCTGGCCCCCGTTGGATCTCGTTGGTGCTGGCCAGCCACACCGGCGCCGGCGGCCGCAGGCGCTGCAGACCAGCCCGAGGAGGGGGACATGGATCGAGTGGTGACGTTTATCGGCGGGCTGTTCCACGATCGGCGTGAGTACATGCGGGAACTGCCGTCCGTGATCGAGAAGGTCGGCGATGATGGCCAGGTGCACCGTTACGAGCGGTGGTGCGGCTGGAAGGAGGGCACGAAGCCGGCTGCGTTTGAGTCGCTGGCCAACGCCACGTATGTGCTGCAAGGCATGAGCCAGGATGAGCTGTTCGCCGCGCAGCGCACGTTGTCGTCGCCGCCCTTCATCACGAAGGACGATGATTAGGCGCTGCGGGCCCTTACGTGGGCCGCTGTTGCTTACCGTCGAAAAGGCTATCGCAGCCTGCATCGCGCATGTGCTGCAGCAAGGTCGGCATCGTGCCGGCGATGCTCTGTAGCACCTGGTAAGGCATGTAGATCTCTACCTCGGCCGCCTCGGTGGTATCCGCGTTGGCAGCGCCCACGTGCGTCTTGAACACGAACCGCGCAGAGCCCAGCTCGGGCACCAGCTCGGTGACATCGACGTGGTAGCAGATGTGGATCTTTTCGGTCATGTCAGGCGGCCTTTGGAATTGTGTGGGCGTAGAACGCTTCTGGACGGTTGTCGAGGAGTGCCTGCAGCTCGTCGACCGCACGGCCCTTGGGCGTCAACCACGGCATGAGGTTGTCCATCTGCAGGCGGATGGGAATCCGGTCGTGGCCAGCGGCGGCGACTTCTGCCGGCGGGTCGTCGGTGATGAAGGCGAAGCTGTCGAATGGATCTTCGCCGGCGCCTTCCCAGCGGTCCCATAGGCAGGCGATCAGCATGGGTTCCCGCGGCTCTGGCGTGAACTGGATCTCCACGCCGATGTCGCGCTCGCCTGGCTCTAGTTCTCGACCCTGTGCCTTATGCAGGGACACGTTCTCGAAAAAGCTGTCGATCACCAGCACGCCGTGCTTATGGCCGAACTGGCGCTTCCAGTAGCGAGTGAGGTTGTCGCGCCGTGCGTTGTACGTGCCGCTGAGCCGTCGCGGCGTCTTCTTGCCGTTGGCCAGCGTCTTGCCTTTGATCCAGTCGGCGGAGGGCGGTTGGCCAGGCTGGCGGAGCTGGTAGCGCATGGGCTTCACCACCAGGCGGTCTTCCTCCAGGACCATGACCGGCACCCACCACTGCGGGAAGAACCGATAGTCCCGCGGCAGCAGCTGGACGCGCTCGGCGTCCGCAATGCGCCGCTCGAACATGGCGATCTTGTCGATGGCGATCCGAACCTCGTTGGCCGCCGTCTTCGTGGCCTTCTTGGTCAGCTTGTCCTCGTTCAAGGCCTTGCGCTCGAGCTGCGCAGCCAGGTCGCCGGCCAACTCTGCCTGCTCCGTCGCCCGGCCCTCCCGGATGGCCTCGCCAATCGCCTGGCCAATGCCGTCACGCTGGGGGCGAAGGAACCAGTCCTCGATCGCCTTGGGCATGCGGCGCCGGTCCTTGCGCTTCTTCTTCCTGTCAGGTTCCGCCCACACATTCATGGCGAAATCCTCCAGGCTCATGATCGCGCCGTGGTGCCGGCAGAACTTGTCGAAGTCGGCCTGGATCATGGCGGAGTAGCACATGGGGATCTCGCGCTGTTCGTGACAGATGGATGGTACCCTCGCGCCGGCAACGTGGAGTGATCAATGGCCAGCCCCTCGTCCCTGAATCCCGAACTGGTTGCCGACCTGATGGCGGTGCTGGTTCGTCACGACTTCGACGCGCTTGAAATCGATGACCTTCTCAGGCGCCTGGGGCCGATCATCGGCGTGCGGCAGGTGTCAAAGGGGCTTGGCCGTAAGCTGACTCAGAAAGAGCGCCAGGCCGCGCACGTGCGCCTGCAGAACGGGGAGACCGTGGAGGGGGTGGTCCGCTACCTGACGGCCCGCGTGACGAACTAGCTCTCGTCCGGAGTGGCCAGGCCGCGCTCGTTGAGGGCCGCCTGGACCGCAGCCTCGATGATGCTGCCGTCCTCTTCGGTCACGCCTTCGAACAGCGGGGCCTTGGCATGGTCGATATGCCGCCAGAACGTCAGCTCGTCAGCGGTGGCGTCAGGGGCCTCATCCAGCGCGGCTAGGAACATGTCCCACCGCGGCGATGCCAGACGCACCGCGGCCACCGTGGGCTGCGGAAGCCCCAGCTGCGCGCTGAAGGTCAGCAACTGGTCGTAGATCTCCGGCTGCAGCTCGTCGGGCGCCTCTTCGTGGACCTGGGCCCACAGCACCTCAATGTACTCCTGGGGGTCGCCCTCGATGTCGCCGGCGGCGATGGTCCGCTGGGCTTCGTCGAGGCGCTGCTTGATCTGGTCGGCGGTGAGCATGGCGGGACTATAGGGCTGCAGTTGTTACGGGCCCGCCAAGTCAGTCCGGCGCCCAGCCGCGGGGCACGATGCCTTCGTCGGCCAGGAAGCGCATCGTTTCCTCGTGCACCTGGGCGTGGTCCACCCGCTGCGTCTTTTCGAACAGGGGCGCGCGAAGCTTCTCAACGCGGTCCCAGAGCGCATCGCCCTTCACGCCTGAAGACCGGAGCGGGCGGGCAGCGGCCTTGAAGGCGATCCAGTCGTTGGGGTCCCAGATGAGGCGCGGCGTGTTCATGGTGCGAATATAGGGCGGCCGGACCGCCGGTCTCAAGGGCTGGGATGGCCAGCCTTAGACTGCCCGCTATGGACGACCTGAAGTTTCGCTGGACCTGGCTGGGATCCGACGTGGGCGGTCGGGAGGTGGTCTATCAGCTCGGCGGCACCGAGGTCGCCCGCTTGATTGACCGCCTGGGAGGATCTTGGTTTGCCATTCTGGACAGGCAGGGCGAGCACGAACGCAAACGCGACTGTACGAGCTACGAGGCCGGCAGGCGGGGCGTGGAACTGTGGGCCGCCCGCCATGAGGCCCGGCTGAGGGCCGAGGTGCTGGCAAAGCATGAAGCTTGGCTTAGTCGGCAGACTTGGCGCGGATCCGCATCCTTAGCGGCTCGGGCAATGGTGTCAGTCACCCAGCAAGGGGAATGCAGCTCGGGCCCGGGAGGACCTAACGCGTGAGCTAAGCCGCGCCGGAAATGGGCGTAGGCTTGGACGAATGTTAGGCATCGCTATCCGTGCCCCGAAGAACCACGTAGGTTTCACCGTCTTCGCCCATCCGGTGAAATTCAAGCGCGATACGCTTGCCGCCAATTTCCTGAGGGGCGAATGCGGCCACCTGTGAGATTGTCTCGCCGGTTGCGTCATTGAGATATTTCGATGCGAGGTCGATCGGAACAAGCGTTTCAGACGCAGTCAGCTCGCCCTGAAACGAAATTACTTCTATTCGAACCGAACCGGCCGCGGTTTCCACCACAAAATGGTCATGGTCGTCGGGATACTGAGCGTGAATCCTTACGTGCCGGCTGGGACTGCCCGGTTCAAAGTCTTCCATGAGCTTCGCGTGCTCCACGGCCCCAAGAAAGGCTTCTGCCATCGTGTGGCGTGAGCCTTTTGATGTTGATAGCAGCATGCGATCCATCCCAGTAGCGGCGCCAACGACCTGTTGGAGCGCTGCTCGAGCTTCTTCTGAGGTCGATTCGTTGACTAGGAGTCGCGCACTTTCGAGGTTTGCTCTACGCTCAACGAAACTCATGTGCGAGAGGCCAAGCCATGAAAATGCTTCAGGTGTTAATGCCTCTACGGTACGGAGCTCTATGCCTTGCTGTTTGGCAAAGTCACGCGCTCCATCAGCGAATCCGGTTGTAGAGACAGCAGTGACTTTGTTAAACCCAAAGCGAGAGCGACGGCCTACAAGCTGCTCTATCCAGCTTCCCGGTGCTGCGCCTGATCCTGGGCGATCGCGACATTCAATAAGCCAGGCTAGGTCAGTCGTACCGAGGCGACCGCGAATCTCCACATCAAACTCGGCGATTTGGACGCCGTCGTCATTATAGACGCGCTGATTAGTCTCAACAGCGAAGCCTTCCGGGAGCATCGTCCTTTCGACGAAGGCGACTAAGGATTCCAGTTGCTTGCCATCAGTCATCGTGTCGCCTAACACCTGAATTAAGCCGACTCGCGAAGCGGGTTCGGCTTGAATGAATAGTTAGATCCCATTAGCTGGTCCTCTATTGGCAAGAACCCATGCGTTAAACCGAGGGCCCTCGGAAGGAAGCGATTGGTAGGCGATGAGCATGTTGGACAGGCCGCGAGCGATGTACTGAATGGCCTCATCCACGAGCTCAAAGTCTTCGTACTCGGCGTCCTGACCCAACGACCAATGCTTTAGCCAGTTCTTTGCCTTGTTGAGATGCTGTTGCGACAGAACTTTGGGATCTACTCCGTGCGATGCGCCAAAGCTACGCACCAGATCTTGGAAAGCAGATTGGGCCCCTAGGCTGGCACCAAGTATCTCCTCCGCTGCGCCCGCAAGGGTGATCGCGGGGAGCGGAGCATCATGATCGATGAGGAGCCGTATAGCCCAGTCGAGCTGGTGCGAAGCGGCCTCCATCTTTCCGACTTTGCGAGGCAT